CTTTCGATAAAATTTCTATCACGGTCATCGTCCTTAGCGTAATGATTTATGAAGCAACTTGTGTCTAGGTTGTGGTTCTTTGTAAAACCGCATAGTGTACGATGAGGTGATTGAATCCAATGCATGTGGTAATTCTTACGCAGAATTCGGGGTTGGAAATCCGGCCAGCCCCCCGTGGTGTGTGACTCTATGCTCCAGCCGTCATCCCCCAAAATTGCGAAAGGAGAATTTTCATGCCTGAGCACCTCAAATGTTCGTCTTGCCACGTGCACCATGTCGGCTCCTTCTGGTAGTTCGTTGCTGTCGTTAATTTCCGATAAAAACTTTTTCAATGGTGCGTTGCATCTCTCATCAAAGTCAAGAGAGAATCCAATCTCTCCATTGGGTACGTATGACCACATTATGTTAGCACTACTTATCTCTTGGTCGTGATAGTCTGGAATATAAAAATGTTTAAACACTTCAACCTTGGGGAATTGTTTTAGCAACTGCACAGAAAAATCTGAAGACCCACAATCAACAATACGGATTTTGTCAACAAATTTTTCGTCATGGAAATCTGATATACATCTTTCAACGCTATGTTGTTCATTCAAAAATTTCATTACAATAATCATGTCAGTAACTCCTTTCTTATTATTAAATTAATAATAGATTGATATAGCTCTTGGATTTTTAATTCTCTGTTTATTTTTTTTGTTGCTTTTTGTTTTTCAATAGATTCCTTAGAGTTTTTTCTACCAGTATTTGGATTAACATATCCCACACCGTTAAGTGTTTTAATCAGCGTGGCTCTTGCTTTAGAGACAACCTCTGGTGGCCTCTTCCTGCCCTTACACGGATTTATATAACTTGGTTTAGAAACGGTTTCCTTGCGTTTTTCAACGCCCCTCAATACGCTTTCTTTTGATTTCTTCCTACCTTTATTTGGGTTCACATAGTCCGGGTTTGACGTGGTTTTCTTTCGAGAAGCGTCTCTGTTCTTTATATGTTTTTTAGTTAGTTTTTTATCTTTTAGTGGCGATACATAGCTTGGGTTAGAACGTGTTTTTACGTTTGAAGCAACTATTTTTGCTATGGTTGAATCGGACAAGGTATTACCAGAAGAGCCTTCACCGCCAAGTGTAAAATTAACCAACGGGCCACCGTCTTGTTTGCGACCAATAGACTTAATAAGTTTTATTTCTAAACCAAAAGCTTCTTGCTCTGACACGTCCTCTATTATTTTCATTACAACGGGTTTACCAAACACATCTTTAATCTTATTTATTTTATTTATAAGATGTTTGCTTCTTTTGTGGCAATTTAAAAGAATCCTCTTATTGGTACCCTTACCAACATAAAAAGGTTCTGCCGAAAATTCGTGCTCCCCGTATTTGTAAACCCCACTTTTTCGAGGGTCTAAATAAACATAAACATAAAATCTATTTTCAGTCATTATTCCTGCCCCCCTATAAGTTCAATTAATGCCTTCTTGATTAACAATGGCGACAGTGTGTTGATGCAGGGACTTTTGCAAACGTTCTTGCCGGGCTGTCCGTAGCAATTAGAAATAATAGGGCACACTTCAAGCTTGTTAGGCTCAAGTTCAACCAACATACTTCTGTCGTCATATCTTGGGCCTACTACCCGTGATGGTGCGGGGCCAAAAAGACAAACCGACGGAGTATTAACAGCACCAGCTAGATGTGTGACAAACCCGTCTACCGCAATCGCACCCTTCGCCTTGTCCATTACATACGCACTTTCTGTATACGTTAACCTGTCTCTTAAATCAAAGTCGCAATCACATGGAGGGTCATCACTTCCACCTATTAGCACGACCCTATATCCGATGTTTTTAACAGCCATACTCAAATGTTGATATTTACGAAACGGTGACGCACCGCCTGAATTCACAACAATGTAATCTTCATCAAACAGCCCATCAATGTTTGGCTTGTCTTTAGCAATAAACATCTTGTCTGGTTCTTTGATGTTGGTGAAATATGTGTACATGTTGTACAACTTTTCATTTCCAGAATTGAAATTTCCCGGCAGTATTTTCTGTCCGTGAGGATTATAGACGATAGAATATGTTTTTGCAACCCTTTCATCCCATGGGATTATTTCGTCAATGTATGGGTTGTCCTTAACTACACCAGCAAATTTAGGAAGAGTCATATAAACAAGCTTCTTACCTTTGTGGCGTTCACGAATTCCTTTGAAGCACTGAGTTGTCATAAGAACATCACCAGCAGAAGAATGTTGCATGAAAAGAATCTCGTCTTTTTTCATTGATTGCTTAACTTTCAATGCTGGCTGAACAGTGGTCATGTCTTTCAACAGTTCATTTACGTCTGAAATACCGTCAAGCCATTCCCTGCCTTTTTTAAGACCACTTGCTTTCATATGTTTTCTAAGGTCTTCGCTTCCAGCAACCTCAAGAATGGCGTCTGCTATGTCTTGTGTGTCACACGCTAGTGCGTCAATAAAACAATTACCCATAGCACCAATTAGGGGTTGATATGTCGGTATCGTATTGGGTACCAGTATGCCAACGTCTTTTACCAACTCAGTTTGTGCTGTGGTGTCTGATGCTATGACGGGTACGCCACAAAGCATTGCTTCAAGTGGTGTCCATGACAGGCCCTCCTGAAGTGAGCAGTTAATAAGGCAGTCAAAAGTATTAAACAACCTAACCATTTGTTCTAGGGTGGCGGTTATACCGTGTTGTTTTGCCCTTAAGTTTGTTGCGGGGATACCACAGTCTCTTGCGTACTGTGTAAGGTTATACTTATATGGTGCATGCATGTCTGTGTGGAGGTACAGAACAATCTTGGGATTAGCTTTAACTGCTATTGAAAAACCCTTCAAAAGCCTCTGAAGGTCTTTGCGTATCTGATTTACACCTACAAACCCGAACAGTATCTCGTCTTTTAAAAGTCCGGGGAGCATTTTCTTCTTGTTGGCCTCTATCTGATCGGATGGTAATTCTTTCCAGCTATCAGAGCTATGAAGCATGGGTCTATAATATCTTATGTTGGGTACTAAGGGTTTAAGGGTGTCAAGGCCGTGCTGTGAATATACGCAAGGGAAGTCTATTTTGTTAATCCAACCAACCCAGTCTTCTCTTACGTTTTGGATGTCCCATGGGAATATCGCACCAGTTTTAAATTTCTTACCACTGTTTTGAAGTTGTTTAAGCCCATCGTAAACTTGTGAATACTGCCATATGTCGTGACCAACAAACAAGACTATATCGCAATCAGTTTGACCCAATAAGTCTAACAATTTCTGCTTCCCAAATGCGTCACCATCATCACTTGCGGAAACTATATTGCAGGGCAGTGGTTCCAGTGCCATCTTTTTGTTATGGTTTTTCTGTAGGTTGCCAGAGAAAAGGGTTGCGTCATACTCATCTTTGTTGAGCTGTGATAAAATACCCGACATCATACCACTGTTTCCGGTGGTTCCAAGTGGGTGCTCACAAACAAACAAAATCTTTTTCTTCATCTTTGATATTCTCCTACCTGATGATTGATTGGTTTTGGCAACTTCGTAAATACGATGTTACCTGTTGTCCTCACTGAGCTTACATACGTCAACACCGCTAAACCTTCGTTTCATTACGGCCGTAACTTCACGGTATTCTCCAGAGGCTGGTTGGTATCTGTCAAGTGCCTGTATTCCATAACGTGTTGGGATGTACAGTTCGTCCTTCTCGATGCTTAAATTGCCAAGTTCTGACTGTGAATCTAAGTCTGTTCCAAACAGGGGCTCTGTCATAAGAGCATATGCGTCTTCCTGTATGGTCTCAAAGGATGTTTTCTTCTGATAGGTCTCATCGTCCCACACAGCTTCGCCTGACGGTCTTGATATCTCTCCCGATACATTGCTCATGTAATATACACCACTGTACTCATACACCTCGTTTTCGAGTGATTCAGGGGTAAGGTTCATAACCATGTAGTCACGGTTAAAAATATCAAACCTGACGATACTACCTACAACCTGAGTTGTGTCGTATGGGATACTACCTTCAATAAAGAACTCTCGTATGAAAGGTTTGGTAACTTGAGCGTTGGGTGCATAGTCAATATACTCCTCAGCGTTTCCGTCAACGGTAACCTTTATACCTATTTCTTCATAAGTTTCTTTTAGGTCTGAACCTAAGCTCAACGGCCATCTCCTTTTATTTTGGGGAGATTATAACTTTTTGGTCTGTTTCGTATGTGATGTCTCTTCCGGTTTGTGGCTCATAAGCAAATCCAGCATCAATCTTGTTACCAAATAAACTCTCGTAGTCTGCTGATGTAAACAACTCTGGGTAGTTTTCCTGTACCTCAACAAACTTAGCATCCATTTCTTTGACCAGAATGTTGTAATGGTCAAAACGATGTTGAAGATTAATCTGCTTTACTTTAAATTTATGAGCACTCTCGCTGAGAAGATAGAAAAATAAGTGTCTTTTAGACCTGTTCTTATACCAGTATTCTTTAAACGCATCTGTAAGAGGTAGGGCCCAGCCCGTCTCTCTGGCTGAATCGTCTACGGCATTACCATAATCGTCATCTTCAAGATACGAAGTTAGGCTCTTAACCTCTAGTTTTAGTTTTGCTATCAAAGAATCTCTGTCCAAACTCACAATTCTTCTCCTCTATGGTTCTCGTTGGGAACTATCTTTTCTTGTTCCCTTTGCTCTCTCCCACCGTTTTTTTCTTAGAAACGGTAGATGTCTTCTTTACAACTACTTTTTCTTCAGTTTCTTCCGTGTCTTTTTCATTGCCTTCTTTAATTTCCACCGTGCTATCCATCTCAGTATCAGTGTTATTATTTTCTTGTTCACTGGCAACCTCTACGGTTTTGGTATTATCGGGGGGAGAAGCCTCTTCATTAGTTTTTAACCCAGTGGGTTTCTCTACTGGAGTAGCGTTAACCACTTCCAAAGTTCCTGACCCACTTGCGAGCTCTAGTAATATTTCTGGCGTAATCTCAGCCCCCGACAACACACTATTTCTAAGATATTTAACAGTACCAAACGCTAAACATCCTACTGTTACCCTTACTTTTTCAGGTTTTATCATCTGATTGTCCTCCTGTTATAAGAATGGTTCAAATTTTACAAACACACATAAACCTTCCATCTCAGTCTGGGGTGTGCTTGTTCTGGTTATGTCAGCTTCAAAAGAAACAATGGTGTTCTCCGCAAACGTATTCGCAGTAGTATCTATAACAGCCTCAGTATTAGTCTCTGATTCTCCAGATATTGCGGTACTTCTTTGCTGACTTGCTTCTCCACTTGTGTAATCAATTTTAGCTTTTGTGGTCAAACAAGACGTTCCATTAAGAAGCACATCTACTTCCATGCTAAACGTTTCACCAGTGTTCACACCAGCGGTGTTAAGGGCAATGGCAACGTCAGCTACAGAGCCAGCCTGTTTTGTAATGGTAATCACCCCTTTAGTGTCTTCTGTTATGCTACCATTAACCGTACCAACCGCTTCAGGGAACCCAAATACGGTTGCCTGTTTTGTGAAGGTTGGCGAAAGAGGGAAGAGACTTTGTTCATTATGTTTCATATCTTTACCCTCCTATGCTACGGTTAAGTTGTAGATTGCATCCCTGTGATAGAGAACCGGAAGTCCCTTGTCTTCAACTCTGATATAAGTAACTTCGGGGTCTTCTTTATCCCATCTGGAAGTCTGCATTCCCCATCTGCGTCCAAGACCATAAGGTGCCTGTTTGAACTCGGCAATATTGGTGCCTTCAACGCTGGTGGCCATTAATGCAAACTGGTCGTCAGGAATAAACCTTCTTGTCATTACAACATAGTCTTCTCTTGCTCTATAAGATGTAGAGGGAGAAGTTGACACTGTAACTGTTGAATCTTCAGTCTGGATAGAAGCAATGGTCTCATCCTCATATGTTCCTTCAGAAGAGTCATAGAACCTAAGCGTTCCACCAACCTCGAAATCAGCAGTATTGTCTACAGGTATTGCAACGGTAGAATCTTTAGTTACTGCACCTGTAAGCTGTGCTCTTACTTCATATTTCTCATCATAAATCAGGAGAGTTCCAAGTCCAAGGATGTCAGCAAGTACGGCAGGATTAGCATTTACAATGGCGTTAACATTGCCAGAATAAAGGTTGCCACTACCATAAGTGCTCTTTGTCAGAAGTGCCTGAATAGCAGGGTCGTAAGCCATGTATCCAAGAACAACGGAGTTACAGATACCGATAGTTGCGTCAGCACCATTAGCGTCAGAGATTACTCTCTTACCAGCAATAATATCGCTGATGATGTTTTTCTTAGAACCTGCGTCCCATTTGTAATCAGTAGCCAACGTTACCTGATTTGCATCTGGAAGTGAATAGTCAACGCTTACCATGATGCTACTTTCGTTCTCATAAGACAGTGAACCACCAAACAACATCTGAGAATACATCCACTCTTTACGTCTCATGCTTCTGTTAATAAGACCAGCCATCTCTTTTGCAATTCTCTGAGATGCCGCCTCGTAACCAGCTGTAGTTCCCTCTTTCCTGATGTTATTCAGGAAGGTCTCACCGAAAGACATTTTCTCTTTCCAGTTAGCTGCTTCAGCTGAATGCTTGGCAACTCCATGGGGAAATGTCTCAGGAGATTCTGACATCGGGGATACGAACGGAGCCATCCCCCTGCCACCAGTCTGACTCTCCCATTCAATTGTAGATGAGGGGGATTTGCTAGACGGGAACATTGATGATATCACCGTATTGACAGGTGATTTAAACTTCTCTATGAATTTTTGTAATACCTTTAGCTTTAATTCTGGTATTCCACTTGAACCTCTTGGCATAATAAAGTTCTCACTTTCTATTTAAGTATATAGTTATTGCCGACTTCAACAGCACTAAGGTCGGTTACTGAAGCATCATCGTTACCAGACAGCATTCCACCATACAGAATAGCATTAGATACTATTACCGGAGCAAGTGCGCCAGCAGCGGTAGAACCCGTGCCTGTATCAACTGAAATTTCAAGGATACCAACAGCGTCTGAATAGTTGTTGGAAGCCACACCCGCCTCAACACATACGTATGCATGCTCTGCGGTGGTCATATCGTTTCCGATTGAAGTTGTGAATGTGATTTTTGCACGTTGTGTTTCGCTTGTTACGTCAATACTCTTAATTGCACCAAGGCTTTCGGCTGTCGATCCATCTGAATTTATACACAGGTCATCGCCAACTACAAACTTATAGCTATCGTTAATTGTCACATACGCAGTTGTGCTTGTACCGGAGTCTGCAACAAGATATGCACGACCCGGAGAAGCTTCTGTCCCATCGAAACTGGTCAGATTATACGGAACATATTTACCAATACCACCATCAGCCGATAAGTTTCTTGCAAGCACTTGACCTGCCTGAAGAGTACCATAACCAGCCTGAATTGTACCCTGAAGCTTTAATGCGGCTTCAGATTTTGAAACATACAGAGTACCATAATCTGTTTGCGAACCATATTGTATATTAGGAGCATCACTCATAATTATTCCCCTCCTTTCTCAATACCTATTTTAGAAAGAAGTGAATCAGCCATTGCGTCATCTCCCTCTTCCTCTTTTGCGAGGTCTGTTGCATCACTGTCAACATCTTTAAGACTGAAGTTACCACCACCCATTACGGTATCGGTTACGCCATCATCTACCCATGACAGTATTTCTGATGCACATGCTGTCTTCCAAAGCTCAACGTCAAGAGTTTCATCAGCAACAAACTTGTCGTGACTCAGCATCTTACGTGCTCTGGCGAACATACGCTCAGGTACATCGCTCTTGTTAAACTCTGCTGAAAAGATAGAATCTGCTTCGTTCTTAAGTTCCTTTTCAGTTCTTATTGCATCTTTCTTTTCAAGGATAGCTAATTTATCATTGCTACCTTCGATTTGTGTTTCCAGACCTTCTTTTTCTACTTTGAATTTTGCCTCAGCTGCATCAGTTGCATCTTTTCTTACCGAAGCCAGAAGTTCTGCGTAGTCTTTTTCAAGCTCTACCAGTGTTA